ACAACAGCTGAAATAATATCATTTGCCTTTACATCTATTTTTTTCTTTGAAACGCTGAATGACAAACTTCCGCAAGCGTTATCTATATCTCTGGATAATTCAAGATCAACGAATTTAGTATATGATTTTCCATTTACTTTTAATTCAATCATTGTTTCTCCAAGACAACCACGTCCTTTCCGTCCAAGATATGCTTTCCGTCATTCATTCCCTTAATAACTTCGGATCTGAGTTCAATTTCAGCCCTTGTTTCCTCGCCGTAAAGAAGATGAGATAATACGTTTACAGGCATATTGTTCACTGATATTTCCGACCTGTAGAAAACCTCATCCTGTTTGTTCCTCAAAAAAAGCATTGCAACATCTTTAAGGTCAAGCAATTTTTTCATATATGCTTGGTTTTTGCACAGAATACTATTTTCATATTGAGTTACGCTATCAAATAATGTCTGTAAATCGGTCTGATAATATGCAAGTTCATCAAAAGTAAGAACATCGAGATTGTAAACATCGTTAAATAGGCACTGCATAGCTCCAAGCCTTGTAGTCTCAACTGAAATAACCCTGTTTTTATTTCTCTCATCCCATTCAGCGGTCATGTTCGATTCCCATACTGGAATACTGAAGTTTTTATCAGTGTAAAATTCAGCACTGGTTATCGTAGATGCAATTTGTGTCAGTCTATTTGGAAGGTCACGACCCCAGTCGACCATATCTTTTGCTTTCTGATATGAAGACCCTATTCCTGTAAGTGAAGCAAGCACTGCGAACGGGCCGTCTGAAACCATTAATTCTGCATAGGCTTCCGCTTCCGAAACGACACTTTCAACTAGAGCAACGTTCTTTTCTATCTGTCTTACTGCGCTATTTATATCGCTCATGGCACTTTTAGCCGATTCGAGAGCACTCTTAGCGTCACTAACCGCTGAAAGATTATTGCCGTTACTTGTCGGTGGAGTCCAAAGCTCTGCAAGTGCATCTTCAAGTGAATCGTTTGCGTCAAGATAAGCATTGTAAACATCTTGGTCAGTGGCAGTTTCATCCACAGAAGCACCGCCCATTTTCTCTATCTCAAACGTGACATCAAAATTTATTACACCGACCATTCCTTCTGAAGAGGTTTTTCTGTATGTATGAGCGTATGCTTTTAATATCCCGAAATTAGGTAGTATTAAATCGCCGATTTCGCCATCTGTTAAAAGCTCGGTAAATTTCTTTGCATCAACTATAAAATTCTTTCCATATATTGTACATGGAACAGTAAAACTCTGGGGTATTCCGCCCATATCCTGTATGCTTTGTTCATCAGAATTGGGATATCGTTTTATTACTAACGACCTGCCGCCAGTTTCAGTTTCACTTTTACAGCCAAACTTAATACCCTTATATTCAGCTCTGAGTAGTTTTAACGATCTCTTTGTCATTGTACCTGAAACCCCAAGTTGCCGTTAGGTTTATTACTTGTCATTTTAGCTTTTCCTGCTCCCGTTACCTTTATTTCAAGAACTCCGCCTACATCATTTGAAACGTTTACATCAACAGCTCTTGAAGTGCTGGCGGTTGAATCTCCAACAGGTCTTGATTGTCCTTGTCCTGCATCAAAATAATCTGCTGAACGTCCATTGCCTATAATTTTCTGAGCAACTTCTATGTCTGGAAGGTCAACACCTAAAAATTCAAGAAATGATCTTGCCTTTCCTTCAACAAGATCAAAAGCTCTGCCTATTTTATCTATAAATTCCATTATGTCTTGCCCCATATATGTTAGACCCTCGTCAAATCTTTTCCAGTAATTATCCCAAGCGGGGCCGTATTCAGTTACTAGATATTGTCTGATAACTTCTAAGTCGTTTTTATAGCCTTTTGTTACCGACCTTACTTTATCCCAATGTTTCACGGCTAATTTTGCTATAATTATTATCGGTATTAAAGCAGGGAAAACTATTATCCCTATTAACGTTATAAGTCCTTTCCATTTATTCCATTTTTTAACAATCCAATCAACAGCGTTGCCAATAGAAACCTTAACGGCATCCCAATGTTTCACCAACTGATAAATAGCAACTCCAACGGCAATAACAGCTAAAACAATCCAAGTAATAGGGTTGGCTAAAAGTGCCAGTGTAGAAGCCCAGACAGAAGCCGTAAACGCTGTAAATGAAAGTGTTGAAAGCCCTAAAGCTCCGGCAACTGCAATAAAGCCTGTTGTTAAAGCTCCGATTCCTGCTATAACTGCCCCTGATACGAACCCTATAGCTCCAAGAATTGTCAACAGAATCCCTGCAACCATTGTGACTGACAACAATACTGTTGCTAGTGTTTTGTTTTCTTCCATAAATTTTGACATTTTATCAATAGCAGGATCAAGAGCTTTTGCAACTCTACCCACCACCTTCAAAAACGGCAGAAAGACTTTCTTAAAAGTGTTGCCTAACTTGTTCAATGACTTTGTAACCTTAAAAGCATCCGAACCTGCAAACTCTTCAAAAGCTTGCTTGCCTGCTCCTGCTTTTACTTTAAGGTCGTCCATAGCTCCTGCAAAATGTTTCGCCCCTACGCCAGAAAGAAACATAGCGTATTCTGCCGCTTCTTTAGAGTTGAACAAATCTTTCACTGGAACTTTCGCTTTTGTTGCCGCATCAGCTATCATCTGCATTGCTTGTTGAACTGTTCCGCCTTCTTTTTTAAACTCAATAAATGATTTTCCTGCAACTGCTCTAAACACCTTATCAACTTTACCGCCAGTTGTAGACAACTCATCGAAAGCTCTCGATATTCTACTCATTGCTATTCTTGTTGGTGCTCCCTGTTTTGTTATCGTGACAAGCGAACCCATAACTTCATCAAAAGAAATTCCTAATTTTGAAGCAACAGGAACAGCTTGGAAAAGAAACTGAGATATTTCTGGAATAGTTGTTTTTCCTGCTTTCATAGCAGTAAACATAGAATCAACAATCTCTGTAGTTGATATGGTTTCCTTGCCGTAAGCGTTTAAAACTGAAGTGATACCATCAACAGCTTCGGTTATAGTTGAAACACCCCCAACGGCGGATTGTGCTGACGTACTAAGGAATGTTTCGAGTGCCTTCTTTGTTGGCTCCACACCTGCTGATATTGCCTGATACATTCCTTCTAAAACATCAGTCGTTGCGATTCCGTATTTATTAGAAATGGTAAAAGCCAAATCTCCAAATTGTTTCTCAACTTTTTTCAGCCCCATTTTCGGGACTAGCGTGGCAATTTCGGCAATTTTTTTATTGAACTCGTGAGCTTTCTTTAAACCTAGAGTAAGAGGAGCCACAATACTAGCCCCCCCTACCATCATACTTTTTCCTGCGTCTTTCATTCTTTTACCGACACGCTTAAAACTTTCAGCCATCTTTCTTCCGTTCTTAACTACAGACTTAGACAGACTATCGTTTGCTTTCTTTATCTTCTTCAATACTGGGGTCATTTTATCCCTTAACTGGTATAGATATGAAGCGGTAAAAGCCATTAATCTTTCTCCTTTTGTAACTTTGCAATTACTGAGTCGGTGAGGCTGTACTCATAATACGGCATATCGCAATAGTCGTTTATTGTTCCAGCCCCCAGTGCCATTACTATTCTTGCTCCTCGCTCGATGTAGTCTTCCTTTGTCCAATCGAGCTTAAACCGAAAAAACAGTAGTATAGGCAAATTACGAATACCTGATCGTTTATTCCCATGTCCTTAAATATTTCAGGAGTTACATGAGTTCCACGCTCATCAACAACTTTGAGCAAGCACTTCGTTTCGTTTGACTGTCTTTTTCTTGTAAGAAGCTCCTTTCCTGATTTCAAAAAGCTCTTGATGTTTCCGCTCATAAGAATTATCTGACTTGTACCCTGAACATCTTTGATTATTTCAGAGTTGTTTATTTCTTTTCTCTCATGGAACGGGACAACCTCTTCGCCTACAGCCTCTTCTTCCTCTTCTTTTCCCTTTTTGCTCATTGCTTCATCACCGAAGATTGCTCTAACTGACGAACCTTGAGCTTTCTGGATAATTGCTGACAACTCTATACATTCAACTGAGGAATCCTTTACGGGTTCATGGAGGACAAGCTCCTTTGCCATATCCGTCTGACCTTTGTTCATATACTCAATTTCTTTCTCAAGCATATAGTAAATTTTTCCACTTCCGACCTCTGTTCTAATCATTGCACCTACCTCCTAATTATTTACTGAGCACCTTCCATTGGATCACCCTGAAATTCGAGTGAAGTTTTGCCATCACTACCTACTGACCTTTCAATTGAATTTGCAAGACTCATTCCTGTGAAGGTTCTTTTTACAATCTGTGAGCTTATCTTTTCAAGGAAACTAACACCATTCTCCGCAATAGCCTGTTTCATTTCCCTGATTTTAGCATCAAGATCATCAGTCGTTGGAACATCAAACTTTACCATTCCAATTGCTGTGGTGATGTCTTCACCGTGTACTGTCGTTGATTTCCCGCCACCTATCGAAATGGCCTCAACCTTAATTTCTCCCTCTCCTGCGTTATAAACAAGAGTGTTAGGGATAATACCCCAAGTCTCATTATTTATTCTGACCGCAGGAACTGTCATTCTTTTTTTAGCCATCTTTAGTTCCTCCTAAAGTGAAAATACCTGTGTAATAGGCATTGTTATTGTTCCTATCTGTGTTACAAGGACTATGCTTGCTGTCATCGTGAACTGTCTGTTTGCTGTATCTATGACAGTTACAAGTGAGTCAGCGACTTTTTGCGTATCTTCGCCTGTAGAAACAAGTGCCTGCTTTCCAAGATAAGCATAATATTCCATGAACAGACCTTCAAGACTTGCCTGATTCTGAATATTTACATCTGGAATTAAGTTACCGTTTGTTAGTCTGGACTGAGCAAGATCATTTTTAAGTGAATTGAAGATGTATTCTCTGCATACTGAGCCTGTATCAATGTAATTAAGATACTTAAAAGTCACATCAGTCGAGCCTTTTGCATCAGTTTTATAAGGAGTAACGAGTGCTCCCATTATCATTCCTGATTCAGCGTCATTTACATCAATTACAGTGAATCCGATTGTCTGAAGTCCAGTCTTTTCGGTTTCAGTAAACAATATGTTGGCCTGTGTCAATGCTGATTCTGTAAGTGGTGTATTGAAATAAGGCAAACTTGCTGACTTCATTCCGCCTACCTGGTCGAGATTAGTCGCAAAAACATAATCTGAAATAGGAGCGTTTGCAGTCAATCTAAGTGCTCTGATTGCTACGAACTCTGCAACTCTCCAATCAGCAGGGGTCATAATTGCCGAGCCTTCCTGCAATACGTTAGCCGTTGGAAAGGTAGTCGGTGCAAGTTTGTTTCCTGCAAATACAAGAGCTTTGCTGTTCAAGTCGGTGAAGTCTGAAACAATGTTACTATATGATTCATCGTAACCCATAAATGCAACGCCGTCTTTGATAGCATTAGTTGAATTGAATCTTGCATCAATAGCACTTGCAATAAAGCTAGCTGAACCATAAAGATGTTTAGGGAATACATACCCTGTATATCTTCTTTCTGGAAGGTCTGCAACGGCATAAGTCGCTGTTCCTGTTCCGCCTGAAAATGCTGTGATACCGAGTGTAAGTCCTGCAACTGCTCCGACCACTTTAATAGAGAAATCGTTTCCGATTATACCCTCATCAAGTGCCGTGAACTTCGCATCATTTCCGTCTACTTCCGCACTGACAGGGATAGTGGGGTAAACACTGACAAGCAATGCGGCTACAATAGCGGTTGCAACTTCAGCGGCTGTATCCGCACTTGTTACTGTAACACTTGCTTTGTAGTCTTTATCAACCACATAAACTTCAAGTGAGCCATCTGCTGTTGCGGTTCCTGAAATTGTAACTTTTCCTGTTGCTCCAACTGCTCCGTAACCCTGAGCAATTGCCTGTACGTCCGTTCTGACATATCGGTTTATGTCCAGAATTTTCTTGACTTCCTTTCTCAGGATACTCCGTGCTCCTAAATACGTGTCAAGCTGTGTTTCGGTTAATGTCTGCACGTTTTCTACAATGTTTCCTACAACTGAACTGGTGTCTGCTACCGTACCAACGGCAAGAATGGATCTTCCTGCAATGGCTGAAATAGCTTTACCTGATAGTGTCGCATTAATTGTTGGCTTTCCCATCTCTTACCTCCCTCTTTTGCGAGTTGCCTTTTTAGGCTTTTTATCGCTTGTTTTCTTAACTTTCTTTTCAACCAGTTTTTTAACAACAGGTTTCTTAACTGGTTTTTCAATTATCTTAGTCTCGATTTTATCAGGCTCAGCTCTTTTAATAGGAGTAATCGTAACTATTCCGTTTTCCTCAAATCTAGCTTTCCAGAAAGGGTCTAACGGTACGCCATTATTACCCGTAGCAAGCTGAACTTTTCTTCCTTTCAAGTATCCTTTGATACCTGAAATTCTAGTTTCAAACCACTTTGCTTTTGTCATATTATCCTCCTATGTTACTTCAGCGTTTGCAATAATTTTATCATCACCACCAACCGCAAGATTAATTGTAGCTTCTCTAAGTGCCACAGTTTCAATTGATTGTGACTCGGCTGTCTCCTTGAATGTGATGTCGAATACTGTCTGGAAACTATATATTCTTGCATAAATAGCAGTATTATAAACGAATACTAGACTTCCGTTATAAACAGTTTTATAAACCCTATCTGAGTTTTCTTCCGTACCTCTTATTCCTACTATGGATTTTATTAATGCGTTCCTTATTTTACCGCAACATTTCTCAACTTCATCAACAGCCCCAAGAGTATCACTTGCAAGTAGGACAAGCACTTCAAAATTAACCATTATAGACTGTCTGGATTCATCGCCTATGCTGAATTGTGCAATTGCGTCTGAATTACTATGCTGATCTTTTGAAACGCCTTCATCCGGAAACATAACGAAAGCCCACGACTTTCTATCTTCTTCTTTATCTGCTGTGTAAATATCAACCGCTCTTTCTGGATCACCAGCTCCACCCACTCTGACACCTTTTATTACTTTTGCATTTCTGCAATTATCAGCACTGGCAACTGGAAGGTCAGGATAAGTTGAAGGTAAAGTATATTCAAACCATAAAGTATCAATATCAGATACCGTCATCACTCCGTTTGCTCCCATACTTCTATTTTCCCATACATACCCAAAAGATGTCGGGACGGTTTCAGATGGTGCGGTTATTTCTATGCTTGTTGTGGTTAAAATATCAGTTATATCAAAATCACCATTCCAATCTGTATCATTATTGCCGTCCATTGTTATCTGGTTCACTGTGCCGTCAATATCGGCTTCGGGTGTATAAGTGTAGTCGTGTTTGCTTTTAAACGTTATGGTGGCAGTGGTGTCGTCTATTGCAATACTTTCAATATCGTTCTTTATTTCAGCATCAATTACTTTTATAATGTTGCTAACTGCAAGTCCGTGAGCAGTGTCTGTATTTACTCTGACTGTTCTTGCATCTATCACAGAACAACTTGAAATAGTGGCACTGAGATATTCTGTAAACTCTTCCGTGAAGTTTGGAAGTCCGTTTATGAGATATGTCATTACATCTTTAATATTCATCTACTCAATTCCTCGTCTACGCTCATTTGTAACATCAATAAAACTGTGTTGAATGTCTGGCTTCCTGCTGTGGAAACATACGGTCTTTTTTTCATTTTATACGTTCCATTCTCCAATAGATTTCCGTAGGACAAAGTAGTTCCGACTTGCATAAGATCATAACGCCAAACGCTGTATTTAATGCTTTTTCTAAGAGTTCCGCTCTGTTCAGCAGGTGATTCTCCCGGGGCTGAAGATCTGTTGGGAAGTCTGGGATATTTAAAACCGGTCTTTGGAGGGTTCTTTATAAGCTGTCTGATTTTTTCTCTTACGTGTATTCCTGAACGTCTCATTCCTTTGATGCAACCTTTTCTAAAGTTATCAGGTGCATCTCTGAGGCTTTCATCAACTTTTCTTGATGATACCTGTACGCTTAAAACATCACTCATACTTTAGCCTCGGCTTCTGTTTTGCTTCCTCTGTAACTGCACATTAATGCTATAAATCTGTTATCTTCCGCATCGTTATAAAAGGACTCCATTTTATAGTAAGTATCTCTGAATATTAAATAGGTCGAACTGCTATCAACATTCTTCAATCTTGTACTGTAATTGAAAAAGAATATATGAGTTATTTTATCATCAATACCTTTTAGAAATTGTCTGGAAACTGGATTTAAAGTTTCTATTCCACACATGAAATCTGCTATTTTAGTAAACTCAATTGTGGTAGCTTTGGCTGTTCCAAATCCTGAAGATGGTATTGAGCGTGTAGTTACTTCAACCTGTTTGTTAAGGTCTTTTGGACATAGACCCTTTTTAATTACTTTTCTAAGTGTTACGCAACTCATATTAACACCGATTCATCCCTATATATACTAAGATAATCCTTTGCAACTTTTGTTAAAATATCTTTACTGTCACAATCACCTGTCAGCATATAAACAACTGAATCTATGATTGCATCCTTAACATCATCTGGCACGACACTTGCGCTTGCCCAGCCTGCATGAATAAACAGCCTTACTGAGTCAACTGTGAAATCTAAAACGCTAGGATAAATATAATCATCAACCGGGAATACGTTTGATCTAGTCTCATATTTCTGTAATTGTAGCGAATCACTGTCAAGCTCTTTAGTCACGCCGTTTTCATCTTCATACTCAACCTTTACAAAAGAAACCTCTGGGAACTTTGTTACTTCCATTACTGGAGGAAATTCGTCATAGTAACCACAGAATTCTTTTTTAAATATTGACATTCCTGTATATGCTTCGATACGTCTCTGGACTGACTTGATATTCCTTTCAATTACAGCGTCCAGTAAAGAGTCACCTGAGTCCATACGAGCGGTAGCCTTTACTTCTGCGACACTCACGGCTAGAGAATCCGTGGCTATCGTTTGTGTAACTACCCATCTCTTAGGACTCAGATAAATCGTCATTACAACCTCTTATTTTTTCTTTCTGCTTGCCCTTTTTCTAGGCTTTGCGGGTGTTTTTTTAACAGGTTTCTTCACTACAACAGGTTTTGCTATCGGTGCACTAACGACAGCTTTGACAGGAGGCTCAACCTTTATAGCTTTTTTCTCAGGTTCCTTTTTAGGAAGTGGCACTACTTCGGCAACTCTTTTCTTTTCTACAAGAAAAAGCACTTGCTCAAAAGTAGCATCGAAAACCTGATCCTTCTCCAAGGCGTTACCGTCCTTTTTGCTATATCTGATGTTGTCGATCTCGCACTCAAAATCTTGTTTCATCTTTATTAACATAGCTTATCTCCTTATGTTGCAGGATACACGTTCGGCTGAACAATAGCACTTGCGTCAAAAACAAGCATATCATCAGCTATTGAAACGAGGTTTGTGCAAGTGGTTTTAATTCTGACATATCTCTTTGTTCCAACTACTCCAATTTTTACTGAAGAAGAACCAACTGTGAGACCTGTATCACCCTGCTGTTTATATGTAACTTCGGCAGCTGCAACGTCTGCAAACGTTACATTGTCAGCACTTTCCTGTACTTTAAACGCAATTGCATCATAAGTTACCGCATCATATTCAACAGGCACGCCAGTCGTGATGTCAAGCAGTCTTCCGAAAATTCCCATCTTGACAACATCTTTTGTGTCCACGCTCTCAGTGTATATAATTCCTGTTCCAGAAGAATTGATAAGAGCGGCCATCCTTCCTTTATTTACCAATGAACTAATCATATCGTAATTCATTACTTTATCCTCCAAATTGCGGGGGGAATACACCCCCCATTAATATTACTGATTAACCAATATCTTCATGGAATCGAAATTAACGACTCCGCCGCCAACTCTTTTTCTGAAGAAGTATTTCTTCCAGCCCGGATCAGTTATTCCATCAGGAATCATCATAATTCCAAGTCTGTCAACTATCAGGTAGGTTTCTTTCATGTCGCCAAAAGCAACAGCCTTAGCTCCGCTGAGCTCTGTGTCAGGCATATCACCCATCATCGCAACGGCTGAACCAAGAAGCTGAGGTTTATAACCTTCAAAAAGCAACTTAGGATTAAGCAGATACTGTCCGTTTGAATCCTTAATTTTTGCAAGGTTAGCGAATATCTTTCTATTCATGAAAAACTTTGCGTTAGTCATATACTCTTCAAGAAGTTCTGTCTGAAGGTCTATCAGGTCATTTCCTGTAATTCCGCCTGCGGCTACTGTCTGTTCACTTTCAACCTGAAGGAGTGCATTTCTTGTATAAGCTAATGCTGCCCAATCATCGTAAGCAAGAAAACCCTTTGGTTTAGAAATTCCTGTACCTGTTACAAACGCTTCATTCTCATTTCTACCGAGCTTTCTGCCAACCTTTCCTGCAAGATAAGTTTCAAGATTAATGTCAGCATCTTCAAGAGCCTGAAGAGTGATTTTAGGATAAGCATATCCTTCATGTGTCTCAATCTCAATTTTGCCAAACTTCGGAGTAGACGTTTCAGCAACAGAATCATACTCGCCTCTCCAGCCAACCGTGATATCGTGATCGTCAAGCGGAAGCTGAAAGGATTTCTTTGTAGTTGTTACTGTTGAAGCAAACTGCCTCATCGGTGATGTCTCGAACATTCTTTCAATAATTCTGCCTGTCATGTCAACAGGACACAAGAATCCACCGTCTACATCTGAACCAACTGACATAGCTTTGACAGCAAGTTCTTTCTGGTCAGAACTCATGTGAGGCATGAACTTTTCGATAAGTTCGCTGTAAACCTCGCTTGTGTGTTCCTTACTCAAAAACTGTCCCTGTCCCTGTGTTTTAATGACACCGAAAAAAGCCTCTTTCAGTTCAGGTTTTCCAAACATAAATTTGACTTCTTCTTCCGTTGCGCCTTTTGCTGGCATTTTTGAAATAGCGAGTTCAAGTTCTTTTCTTGCTGTTTCACTTGCTTCAAGTTTTGATCCAAGGTCAGTAACCTTTTCAAGATTCTTTGTCATGTCTTCAGTGATCTTGTCAATAATCGCTTTCTGTTCTGCTGTCTGAGTCACACCGGCTTCTTTCTGTCCTGTCACTTCTGTCTGAATATCGGCAACCTGTTTTTCAACAGTGTCCTGATATTTCTTAATCTCTTCATTCAATGCTTTAATTTCGTCTGGCATAGTAGCCTCCTTACTTTGTGTTAAGTTTCTGGGTTCTTTTCTTTATATCATCGCTTATGCTCTTTATCGCCTTTTCGTTGCCTGTTTCGTCAGGCTTTGTGTCGGTCGCCAACACTTTTCCAGCAACACTATCAGCACAGCTTTTACTTAATTTACCGTTTCTCAGTATATAGCTCAATTCCGATTTCTGGAGGTTGTTTATTTCGGTCTCACAGAAAGCAGCAGTTCCAATAAACGGAGCTTCAAGATTCATCTTTTCATAATATTTATTGAGAAATTCCTTTGCAACCACTTCATCACCGTCATATCCGCCCCTTGCCCCTATCAACTGAGCTTTAAGTGCGAACATAGCTCTAGGCACTACAACGGCCTTTTTGTCTATAACATCGAACACTGGAAGGGCAGGAAGTCCTTTCCCTTCTATTCTTTTCTTTGCTTCCTCTGGGTTCCATTTATATTCTATGTCTGCAATGGTGAAATCAGACTTCATTACTTCACTTGTCATCTGTTTACTTTCATACATTGCTTTAAATTCTTTCTGTGCCTGAATTCTTGCAAGTGGATTCATAGGAAAAGTTACAGGTGATATTTCTAACAAGTCAGCTTCTATAATTGTACGAATCTCTGTTTCGCTATTCCATACCGCTTCAACAATGAAAAATCCTATTGATAAGGAATCGACTGATCCAACTTTCATCTGTGGAACAATTCTTTCACTTACAAGGCTATCAGACATAGGCATACGGCCTTTAACCATTAAGCCTATCTCTGTTTCTTTAGCTTCAATATAAACACCAACAGGCTCATTCCAGTTATGTTGCCATAATATTTTAGGCATACGCTTTTTAAGCGACTTCTCAAAACAACCCTTCGCACAAATATCATTACCTAGATCAATATTCCCGAAAGTTGCTCCATAGCCTTCAAACTCATAATACTTTTCACCTTCAACTGTAACTTCTTTTGTTTCCATGTCTTTAAACTCAACAAAAAGAAGGTCGGCTTTGTTCTCATTTGG